ATGGATTGGGCTAAGTACGTTGATGAGTTAGGTAATTTTAGACAGGAAGTAGAAGAGGAAACGGTAAAAAACTAATCGAGGCGCTCCAATGGTCTTTTAAGTACTCTGCAAGAGATGAGGCTTACTTGATGGCAAAGGGCGCAATAGAGATTAAAGACAAGCCTATTCCTCAAAATATGATGTATTGGATAGGATATAACGATTTGAGACAAGGGCGACAAATAGGGTATTCTGGCTTTTCCCCTATACCGTTTAGTGAAATTATGTCATATTGCTCTCATATTGGTCTTGATGATCCTACTGAACGCCAAAGTTTTGCTCGTTGCATGATGGCCTTAGATATTACGGAGCGTAATTATTATGACAACATTAAGTCTTAATATCGATGCCAGAGGCGCTCAGAAGGGCGCTAAAGACTTTAAACGAGCTACCGATCAAGTTAAAACGTCCGCAATGCAGGCAGATAGCGCTGTCGATCAGATGGGTGCAAGCGTTGCTCGAACTAGTCGAGGATTATCAGGCAGACAAACATTTATATTCCAAAACACTGCAAACCAGTTAGGCGACATCGCGGTACAAGCATCGATGGGAACAAATATGTTCCGAGTGCTTGGTATGCAGTTACCTCAAATCGCAGGCGGCTTTGCGCTTCTTGGCGGCTCTCTTGGCGTTGTTGCTCCTATACTTGGTGTTATTGCAGCTATTGGTTTTCCTATTCTTGCTGTTTTTACTTCTATGAATAAAGAGACAGAAGAGCTTGGAGATAACTTCGATCAGGTATCCGATGCTATAACGAGATTTAGAGGCTTAGATAAACTCATAGACGAACAGTTTGCAGAGCCTTTTCGAAAGGCTAATGAAGCTGTTTTTATATATATCGACTCTATGAGGCGAGCCGCTCAAGAAGAAATTCAAAGAGGATTGCAAAAAGAATTAGCAGGATTTTTAACTCCTATTCTTATCCAAGAAAATGAATTGAGAAAAAGAGTCAAAGAGTTAAGACAAGAAATCAAAGATACTTTCAAGCTAGAGGAAGAGGAACGAAATCTAGCTGATTTAAATAATAAAATGATGGAAGTGGCTAAGTCTACAGAAATTATTAAAAGAAATGATGCAATAGGCGACTTAGTAATTAATGCATTTAAAGGAGTTAGATCTACAAGAGACCTCGCTGAAAACTTTGCAGAAGTAAGAAATGAACTGGATAAAATGGGAGTTGAATCTAAAGAGTTTCTTAAACAGCTTGATAGTATTTTACATAAAAGCGGTCTGCATCGTGAAATTATGGCTCTTACAAGAGATACAGTTGTGACTATTAAAAAGGAAGAAAAAGATAGAAACGAGGCATTAAAAGAGTCAAACAGGGAAGCCGAGGAAAGCACAAGAAGGCTGACAAGGGAATTTGAAAGGCAACTTAAAACAACTCGGATGATGATGAAGCCTCTACAAGATGCTGCTGATATGGTTGGCAACTCATTTGAGCGAGCTTTTATGGACGCTGTTACTGGCACAGCATCGGTTAAAGATGCTTTCAGAACAATGGCAGCAACTATAATTGCAGAGCTTTATCGCATATTTGTAGTCAAGAAAATAACAGGTTTTATATCTAGTTTCATTGCCGATCCTGCTATGTTTGGCGGTTTGGGTGGCGGTGGTTCTTTTACAGGTCCTCCACCTTTGAGACCGACTTCATTCGAGGGCGGTGGTTACACAGGAAGCAGATCTCGAACAGGTGGATTAGATGGGCGCGGTGGCTTTATGGCTATGCTTCATCCAAATGAAACCGTTATTGATCACTCAAGAGGAAACTCTGGCGGTGAGGTTGTAGTCAATCAAACCATCAACGTGACTACTGGAGTGCAGCAAACCGTCAGAAACGAAATACAAACACTGCTTCCACAGATTGCCGAAGCTAGTAAGGCGGCTGTCTTGGATGCTAGGAGAAGGGGTGGCAGTTTTGCCAATGCGTTCTAAATGGCTATATCTTATCCTTTAACACTACCATCGCACACAGGTATTCAAAACATCACCCTCAGAGCAGTTAATACTGTCGGAATGAGTATGTCACCTTTTACTTATCAGCAACAGGTAGTGGCTCATGCAGGGCAAAGATGGGAAGTAGATGTTACGCTTCCTGCAATGAATAGAGCAGACGCAGAGCAATGGGTCGCTTTTCTCGTTAGCTTACGAGGCAGATTTGGCACGTTTACGCTCGGAGATCCTGTCGGTGCTAGTCCTAGAGGTTCAGCAGGAGGTACGCCTCTTGTTAACGGAGCGAGTCAGACAGGCGGCACTTTAAATATTGATGGTTGCACAGCCTCGCAAACAGGATGGCTGAAGGCAGGAGATTATATACAGCTAGGATCAGCAGGGAGCGCTACATTGCATAAAGTTCTAGCTGATGCTGATAGTAATGGATCGGGTGAGGTTGCGCTAGATATTTGGCCTTATATACGAACTGCTCCAAGCGATAATGCAACTGTTGTTGTAACTAATACGATTGGACGCTTTCGATTAGCTGATAACGAGCAGAACTGGAGCATCAGAGAAACTGCCCTTTATGGAATAACTTTCGGTGGCGTTGAGGCGGTCTAATGGCAAGAACGATAGTATCAACCATACTAAACGCACTTGATGATGCTGAAGTCTCTCCGTTTTATGCTGTAGAGCTTTTTTTTGACACCGATACTGTTCGAGTTTGGACAGGATATGGAGATATCACTGTAACAGTAGCAAACAGTCAAACTTACAGCGGTGTCGGTGATCTTTTATCAATATCAGATGTAGAAGAAAGTCAGGATATAAGCGCAAAAGGAATTAATCTTACTTTAAGTGGTATTCCATCAAGTTTATTAACGCACGCTTTAAATACTCCTTATCAGGGTAGACTTTGTAACGTTCATTTTGGTTTTATAGATTGGTCAAGTCCTGCAAATCAGAATGGGATGTTAGTTTTTACTGGTTATATGGACACGATGATTATTGATGAAGGGGCAGAAACATCAACTATAGTGACATCTGTTGAGAGTAGATTGATTGATTTAGAACGTCCTAGAAATCGCAGATACACAACACAAAACCAGATACAAAGGCACTCAGGAGACTTAGCGTTTGATTTTGTCGAAAGCCTACAAAACCAGAGATTGCAATGGGGTGGCGGTGGCTGATGCGTGTTCCAAATTGGGATATTAAGTTAGCTGAATATGTCAACAGCTTGCAAGATTATCCTTTTATATGGGGCGAAAACGATTGTCTTACTTTTGTTAATAAATGTGCAGAAGTTATACGAGGACAGAGTTTTGCAGATGATTGGCTTGGCGATTACACAACAGCCACAGGTGCATTTCGGAGATACAGGAGGCTTTTATATACGCAAGAATATGACACTGTCATAGATATGCTAGACGATAGATTGCAAAGATTTAATGGTAGATTTCCACCAAGAGGATCGATAGTTGGACGGCCAGTAGATCAAACTATTGGAATAATGCCTGTTTTGCTTGGAGTAGTTACGAGCGATTTAGCGGCTTTCTTAGGGGATGATGGCATGATATTCTCTACATTAGACGAGAATGATTTGTTTTGGAGCGTTGAATAATGGTTCAGCTATTCACATATGTTGCAGGAGCCATATTAGGAACAGCAGGAGCCGCAACAGTTATCGGGGGTATTACGGTTGCAACTGTTGTCGGATATGCAGCCGCTACTATTGTCACCTCATACGCTATCAATGCTCTTACTAAAAAGGCACAGAAGAAAGCACAAGCCGCAGCCGCATCAGTGCAAGCTGCCCAGAAGGGTTATGGAACAAATATCAACGCTGTCGCTCCTGCTTCAGATCATGCAATTATATATGGTCAGCAGCGTGTAGGTGGTGTTATCTTTTATCGTTCTATTACAGACGATCAGAAATATCTGCACACATTATTGGCGTTAGCAGGGCATGAATGTGAAGAGATTGGAACAATATACGCTGATAATGTTGCCCTTACTTTAGACGGAAATGGATTTGTTACTAACGATGCTTTTCAAATCAAAGATGCTGCTGGCAGCGTAGTTAATTCAGCAATACGAATAAACAAACATTTAGGATCAAATAATCAATCGGCAGACACTGATTTGGTGGCAGAAGATGGCGCATGGACAACGGCACATCAAGCAAAGGGGATAGCATATATTTATATTCGAGCAGAATTTGACACTAGTATTTTCCCTCAAGGGTTGCCGATATTCAGCGCAATCGTAAAAGGTAAGAAAGTTTATGATCCTAGAACATCCGCAACAGCATGGTCAGCAAATGCTGCTTTGTGTTTGCGTGATTATTTAGTATCAGATTATGGTCTTGGAGTTGATACATCAATAAATGAAGTAAATGACACTGTATTTTCTGCCGCTGCAAATGTATGTGATGAGAATGTAACTTTGTCGGGTGGCGGCACAGAAAAACGATATACTGTTAATGGTTCGTTTGTCACTTCTTTACCGCCTGATGATATCATAACCGATCTCGTGGCATCGATGGCAGGAACAATATTTTGGAGTCAAGGTCAGTGGGGTGTGAAAGCAGGGGAATTTACCTCATCTGTATTAGCACTCGATGAGGACGATTTAAGAAGTAACTTACAAGTAAATACTCGGAATAGTCGCAGAGATAATTTTAACGCAGTTTCAGGTATGTTTGCAGGGGCAGAGACAGAATATCAGCCGACAGACTATCCACCAATTACATCAAGCGTCTTTGAAACTGTTGATGGCGGTGAGAGGGTTATACAGGACATTTCTTTGCCATTTACTAACACTTCATCGATGGCGCAAAGAATTGCAAAGATTGCTTTGTATAAAAACCGTGAACAGCTAACCTTATCTGGTACGTTTTCACTCAGAGCATTACAGCTTCAAATCGGTGATGTTATTAGTCTGACAAATACAAGGCTTGGATTTAGCAGTAAAACATTTGAGGTTGCTGATTGGCGGTTAGGAATTAGTCAGGATAAAGCGTTAGAGGTCACTATGACTCTGCGTGAAATAAGTTCAGCCGTTTACGATTGGAACGCAGAAGAAACAGCATTTGATTTAAATGCAACAACCCTTCCTAGTGCAACTCAAGTTCCTACTGTTGGACTTGGTGTTGATTTTGACTTGCGTGTAGTTAATCAAGCAGCGGTTGGTGTTCTTATTATAGACGTAACTGCTAACGAGCCTTTTGCGGTAGAATTTGAAGCTCAATATAAAAGAACAAGCGACACTAATTATATTTCCGTGGGTAAGCAAAGGAATGGTTTGTTTGAGGTGACTGGATTAGGCGATGATCAATATGATGTAAGAGCTAGAGCTTTTAACGCATTTGGTGCGGCAGGACCGTTTACAACAACAGCAGGGAAACAATTAACAGCCTTTGCGTCTCCACCCGATGATGTGCAAAATTTCACAGGAAACGTTACAGGAAACGCATTAAATTTATCGTGGACACCAGTAAGCAATGCAGACTTATCGCATTACAAAGTCAGGTTTTCATCGGAAACATCTGGAGCAAGCTATCAAAATGCAGTTGATATAGTTGATAAGATTGCTCGTCCTGCAAATACGGCTGTTGTTCCTGCTAAGACAGGCACTTACTTTTTAAAGGCTGTTGATAAGATAGGCGGTGTTTCCGCAACGGCTGCAAGTTTTGTGGTGCTAGTTGATCCTAATAACGTAGAAAACTTTAACGCTATTCAAACGATACAAGAAGATCCAGTTTTTGCAGGAAGTAGAAGCAATGTCGTAGTGCTAGAGGACGGTGAAGGTGATTATCTGGCTTTGGATACCGTAGATCAATTTGATAGCGGTTCTGGCAACTTTGACGATGCTCTTGGTTTATTTGATGGATTTTCAGGAACAGTTACATCTGGCACATATGATTTTAATACAACGGTTGATTTTGGCGAAGTATATACAAGCCGAATATATCCTAAATTTAAGGTGGATTATTTAGATTATGTTAACGATTTTGACAGTGCCACTGGCAACTTTGATGATCGTCTTGGAGACTTTGACGGTGATCCTGCCCAGTTTGATGTGACATCAGCTAGGTTTGAGTTGCGTCACACTAACGATGATCCATCTGGTTCACCAACTTATACATCATATCAGCCGTTCATCGTTGCAGATATTACAGCAAGAGCTATGCAGTTTCGTTGCATATTAGAATGCACAAATGGCGCGGCTTCTCCTGCTATAAGAGAACTTAGGGCTGAAATAGATATGCCAGAGCGAACACAGTCAGAAGTAGATATTACTTTCACTGGAACAAAAAGCGTAACTTTCCCAACTAAGTTTAAGGGTGTTCCTGCTATTGGATTATCATTGGCGAACTTGGCAGATGGTGAGAGATATGTTATTACAAACAAAACCAGAGCAGGATTTGATATAGAGGTTTTTTCTGGTAGTAGTACAAGCACAAACTCAGTTACACTTGACTATGTGGCTAAAGGATTTGGTAAGGAGATCGTTTAAATGGCACAACACGATATGGACATAGCTAATCAGGGTTTCCCTGCTACGAGGGCTGATATAAACAATGCCTTGCAAGCATTAGTTTCAAATAGCTCTGGTACATCTGCACCAAGTACAACTTTTGCAAATCAGTGGTGGTACGATACAACAAATAACAAGCTGTATATTCGAAACGAGGCAAACAACGCTTGGATAGAAGTTGCAGTTTTAGATCAAACTAATAATGAATGGCAAATAACCACCGGCACAATTCAAGCAAAGGATAGCGATGGGTTAGTATTTAAAACAGATGACGGCACGACTAGGCTTTCTATTGCAGATGCAGATGGAGCGGTCACTATGGGATCTGCAACTTTATCAACAGATGGAAACGAAGATACTCTTGTACTCAAATCAAATGATGCAGATGCAAACGCAGGGCCGAAACTACAATTTAATAGAAACTCTGCATCAGCTGCTGATGCCGATCTTATAGGGGAAACGAGATACAGCGGCAGAAATGATGCTAGTCAGGCGGTTGATTATGCGAGAATAAGATCACAAATAAGTGACGCTTCAGATGGTACTGAAGACGGTCAATTACAAATTTCTACAATCGTTGCAGGAACAATGAGAAGCCGTGTAGATTTTGATGCGACAGAAACAGTTTTTAATGATGCTTCTGTAGACTTGGACTTTCGTGTTGAGTCTGATAACCTTGATGATGCTTTGTTCGTTAAAGGCTCAGATGGTAATGTTGGAATCGGTACAGATGCCCCTGCATTTCCCTTAGATTGTTCAACAAATTCATCAACGACTAATGATGCAGTAACAATGCTTCGTTTATCTGCAAATTCATCAGGCACAGTAGCGAATAACTTTGGTGCTGCTATAAACTTTAGTGGTGAGGATGCGAGTGGTTCTGTACGAGATTTAGCTACTATCAATGGTATATATACAGACGCTACTAATAGGTCATCTGCAATAACATTTAAAACTAGAGCTAATCTTGGTTCACTGACAGAAGTTATGCGCCTTACAAAAGACGCTGACGTGCAAATAGGTACTACAACAGCTCGTCCAGATAACTATAATGGTAGTGGTAGCGGAACTGAAATTTCAAGCGCAGGATTACTTCGCATTGCTCGTAATGGAGATATGTTAGTTTTAAACCGTGTTAGCACTGATGGAGATATGTTAAATTTCAGCAGAGATGGTTCTGGCGTTGGACAGATTGGTGTCTCTGGTGGTAATAATCTGTACATTTCTGGTACACAGACTGACCATTGTGGACTTACTTTTGCAACAAATCAAATTTTACCTACAACACAGGGAACTGCTAATGATGACACTGTTGATTTAGGTTCAAGTTCTAATCGTTACGATGACATCTACGCTACCAACGGCACAATCCAAACATCTGACGAAAATGAAAAGCAAAACATTGCATCACTAACAAGTGCAGAAATTACTGCCGCTACAGCAATTAGTAAGTTGTTTAAAACATTTAAATGGAAATCTAAAGTTACGGCTAAAGGTGACGATGCTCGAACACATACTGGTGTTATTGCTCAACAAGTAGAAACCGCAATGTCAGATGCAGGATTAGATGCAAGCAAGTATGCTTTTTGGTGTTCTGATACTTGGTGGACAAAAGATGTTGAAGTTGCGGCTGTTACAGCGGTTGAGGCTAAAGATGCAGTATATGATGACGATGGCAATTTAGTAAGCGAAGCTGTTGAAGCAGTAGAAGCACAAGAGGCATACACACGCACTGATATTTATCACACAAAAGATGAAGCACCAGAGGGCGCAACAGAACGTACACGCATGGGTATTAGATACCCAGAGTTACTATCGTTTATCGGTGCAGCAACAGAGCAAAGACTGACTAGCATTGAGGCCAGATTGGATGCGCTAGAGGGCTAATATGAACAAACGAAGCGCAGCATCAGCCCATGCTAGGATAGACAGCTTGGAAAAGCAGTTAGTTGCGTTGCAAACAACTGTTGATATTCAAATGCGTGATCTATTCAACAGGGTAAAGCGACTAGAATATATTTACCTAGCTACATCCGGATTTATTATTGCCTTGTTGCTCCGGATGACTTTGATGGGGTGATCTGATGTCGGATAAACTACCAAAGGTCAACATTCTGACAGCCGGAACCTTCGTGCTTGCAATATGTTCGGCAGCCGGTGGCAGCGTTTGGTATGCAAGTTCTCAAGCATCTATTATTGAAGCATTACAGTCAGAAGTAGAAAAGTTGACTATTGAGAACAACCAAGCCGATAAAACTAATTTGATCAGGGATGTAGAAGAAAACACAGAACGAATAGATGAATTGATAGATTATATAATTTCACTAGAAGAAGAAGGTCAGGAAACTTTAGAGGACGTATATTTAGAGTTTGATGAACTCGAGGATGTTATTTATGAAGATATTGACGGAATGCTTCTTCAGTTCAATCAAATTGTCAAATTGCAAGCTAGGGTCAAGACTTTAGAAAACACGTTAGAATATCTTACACGCCGCCCCATTAATTCTGATGGGAGATAAAAAATCGATCCTGTTAGTTTATTATCTTCAATCAAATTAGGATTGACGGCCGGAAAATCGCTTCATTCTTTAAGCAAGCAAATCGGTCAATTCTTTGATGCAACTGATGCAGCCAAGAAAACATTGCAGCAAAAAGGCATATCTAGTCAAAGTGCTTCCCAGACAGCTTTCGACAGATGGGCAAAATTAAGAAATGCGGCCGAAGCTGAAGAACAATTGAAAGAGTTCATAACGCAGCGATATGGCCGGAGCAAATACTTGGAACTGCTAAAAATAAGGCGAGAAGTCTTAGCAGAAAAAAGGGAGGCTGAAGCACAAGCCAGACGAGATCAAATTGCTCAACAAGAATTAATGATAACTGTTGCTGGCATAGCTGTTTTGCTTATTTTTACGTTTGTCGGCGCTACTTTTTATCTCCATTACATGGAATGGATCGACGTAAGGGATTACTTTAGATGATTTATGTTTTGGTTTTCCTACACTTTATTAGTACAGACCGATTACAATACTATCAGATCGGCACATATTCGGATAAACAGCAATGCCTAGAAGAAGCAGAAAAGGCAAAAATAATCGTAACACACAACTCAATGAAAGTGACTTGCCTAGAAGTAAACAGCCAACAGTAATAAGGCGTGGCAAAAAGTTTGCAGCATATGATAAAAATGGTAAAATTATTATATTAGGTTATAATCGCAGAATAGTGCAGGAGTACGCAAATGAGCGAGTTCAAAAAAGCTGACATCAATGGCGATGGGGTCATACAGCCTGACGAGTGGGAAAAATTGCGCCTTGAAGAACGCAGATTAGAGATAAACGATAGGGATTTGAAGAGGGATGCTGAGAGGCGCTATACTGGCTTCGCACTCGCAGGAATGCTAATTTATCCATTTATTATATTACTGGCTAGTGTTCTGGGCTTCAATCAGGCAGCTTCTTTAATTACAGATATTGCAAGCGTGTATGTTATTGCTGCCAGTGGTGTTGTTGCTGCGTTTATGGGCTTCAATGCTTACTCAGCCAAGTCAGATAAGAAAACAAACATGAGCATGGAAGGTGAGAAATGATACAAGGTTTAATAGGACCTATAGCTTCCCTCGCAGGATCTTGGCTCGATGCAAAGACAACTAAACAAGCAGCCGAGGCGAAACTAAAGCTAACTGAGGCAGAAGCAAAAGCAAAGATACTGCTTTCAGAAAAGACAAGCGTTGCCGATTGGGAGCGTATTATGGCAGAAGGGTCAAAGAACTCTCTCAAGGACGAGTGGCTAGTTGGTTTATTTTCAATACCTCTCGTGCTTAGTTTTTGTGGAGAGTGGGGAAGAGATATAGTAGCAAATGGATTTGTTGCTTTGGAGTCCATGCCTGATTGGTATCAGTACACTCTAGGCGTTATTGTTGCTGCTAGTTTTGGAGTTAGATCCGCAACTAAATTTTTTAGGAGGTAAAGATGAGAGATATTGACGAAATAATTATACACGCAACTGCAACGAATCCGAGTTGGATGGCAGATAGACCTGTCGAAGATGTAGTCACAGAGATCCGTAGATGGCACGTAGAGGAACGAAAGTGGTCTGATATAGGTTACCATGCTGTAATCCATAGAGATGGCTCTGTGGGCTTTGGACGGCCTGTGGAGAAGTCTGGCGCTCATGTTGGCGGTAGAAACAAAACAACAATCGGTGTTAGTTTAGTAGGTGGTCGAGGTGGCGTTGCTGATGGAGAGTTCTCTGATAGCTTTACTCCAGAGCAGGAAACGGCACTCAGAAAGCTCATCGATGATTATAAGGGTCAGTTTCCTAGCATCAAAGCAGTGACAGGTCATAATGAGTATGCGTCAAAAGCCTGCCCCTGCTTTTCTGTTCGTGCTTGGTTGTAGTTACCAAGGTCTTAGTTTGGGTTTAATTAATCGTGAGGTTACGTCAGTAACATCACAATAGCCTTCTTCTGCGTTTATCTGATCGTAAAGCGTATTATTATTCATTAGTACGCTCCAACAATCCTCCTCGCTAGAAAACCAAATACTGACATACATCATATTATCGAGGACAGTGTAGCCAAGTGTCAAAAGCGTATAGTAATCCATCAGATTTGATTCCTGCTATATTCGAGTCCTTTTACTCTTTTGTTTTTACTTGGTATCAGATCAACTTTCTCTCTTGGTAGTTTATAGCGGTAGATCGTATCTTGGACTGTCGAAAGCTGTAAATCTAATATGTCGGCTATTTGGATCGGTTTTAATTTATGGTGAATCATCTTGTTAATCATTCTAACGCGAGGAGTGGCTTGTATGGAGTCTTTGCGCCTATGTTTGTTTGCCTCATCTTTATTCTTTTGAACTGCCAAGGACGAATCTAATATTTTGTTCTCTTTTTCTTTTCGTTTGAGCTTTGGATGGGTGCTTACAACCTCACGCATTTTTTGCCCTATTTCGTGTTCGTTTGGAAATCGTCCCAATTCTTTCGCAAGGCTTATTAAATAATTAGTCATACTTTCACTCCTTTTTCCCTTAGCTTCCTATTGAAGTCTTTTAGTTCTCTTTCTGCGTAGTAGTATTCTTGATTAGCACCTTTCTTAGCGTCAGCCAAATATCTCGCTTCGCTTGTACGGTCTAGCTGTTGAATCAGCCTTTTTCTTTCTCCTATCTCGAAGGGTGTTAGTTGCTCGTTGCCCATTTTGATTATCCTTCTTTTTGTTTTCATACTGACAAGCATGGCGCATAGTCGCGCATCCGTAACAGTCACAATCTGGATTTAAATAATCTTCTTCGTAATATGGATTTTCCCACGGTTTCATTGCATCACCATAAAGCTATCTATGTTTAAAGCTGCTATGATTAAAACGATAACCATTAGCACAAAAATTATTCTGTCCTGCCAATCAATCATAAGTTTCTCTCCTTCCATTGATCGTATTCGAAATCAAAGTCGCTGACCTCGGCTAAATATAATGCCTCATCGATCTCTTGTTCGTGATGCTTCTCGATGTAGTTTGTGAGTCTTGGACTTAAATCTTCTTGCTTTTTAGTTTCTGGGTTTGTCCAAAAATACTCTTTATTCTCAATACATTTGTCGCTATCAACATCGGCTGTGATGCAGATGGTTAGCTCAATGCCTTTGACCTCGATGTCTATGTCTGCTTGTACGCTACTCATATCTCACTCCTATATTGATCATATTTGTTAATTGCGGCTTCATACCAAGTTGTTTTCATAATTGGTGATAAACCTCTTATATGATGCCAAGTTGATGTATCTCTTGCTCGGCCACAAGCAGATGTCAGAGTTTCATATATTTCTCCGACAGCGATGTATTCGGATTCTCCGTAAGGCTTATAAAGAATGTCAGCCTTTGCTTCATCTCCATCCTTAGAAACGTGAGCAATGATGTCAAAGCCACGTTTCTTATATGTCAAAGTTCTAGCCTTCATTAGCAAACCTCATCATCATAAATTTTAAAGCCCAAAGGTACATTTTCATCGCAAACATTGGCTGAATCCACTCCATACTCTTGCAAGATCCCGTCAATTTGTCTTGCAAGATACTTTCTGGTGTTTGCTGTACTCGATTTGCGAACCTCTTCACCGTTGAGGTCAAAATACATACTATACCGCCATGAACCGTAAGGATTTTTCACCTTCTTAGTTTCGCACCAGATTTTAGCACCGCGATATTCGTAGATGCCTTCTTTGTAGAAAAGACTTTCACCTACTTTTGTAAATTTATGTTTGCTCATTTCGAATCTCCTTTTTGCTATATGTAAGGTTTACCAGTTAAAAACGTAAAGGTCAAGCATTATTTTAGTTAATTTACACTTTTTTTATATTTCTCCTCTAAATGATTGGGCTGATCCATTGGGTTCAGCGTTTCTGTTTTCTGTATCGACTGATCTACTGCCCCATCCAAAAGGCAATGAGGCATCTGATGGCAATACGATTAGATGATATTGGTTAGCCATGTTTACCATTCGGCTCTCGGCAGGAAAAATTTGAATGGCATCGCAATCAACTCCGACTAGTCTGTTTTTGATCGTTTGCATATCTTGCCAGTTATTAACTGGTCGCTTGTCTCTGCGTTTGATCGATAGCCAAGTGCATCGGCCTTTGAGTTCATCAACGTGAACCAACTCATCGGCATCCTCATTTCGATAAACTGCAACCTGATAAATGTCGTTCACATAAATCTCTGCGTAGATGTCTTTGTGCAATCCCATCTTTGCTTGTTCGATAGTCATGTGAGGGTAAGACTTTACAATCTTCTCAGCCTCTTTGGTTAGCTGTTTCTCTGATCTTGGAGTCACGCTTGTTTTCACAAGCGCTCCTCCTTTCGGTTGAATCTGTGACATTGATCTCCTCACACTTCGTTCAGTTTGATGCAGTGTTCTAAAACCCTGCGTCTTTCGTTTTGCGATAGCTTTGAAACTACAGCCATCACATTATGAGCATTGCTACGAACTTGATCCTTCGTAAACTTGTACTCTCTCGGCTTTGTTACTTCTTTGGTCAAACCAAGTTTAGCCAAAGTCTCTGGGTGTAAATCAGTTATGTTCATATCTCACTCCTTTGTTTTGGAGGGGCTTATGCCCCTGCCCTTTCTTTTGCTTCTGCTATCAAGTTTTTCATTTTTTCTGGGGTAACTGGACTAATTGGTTGTTCTAAATCGTCTATAGCTATCAACTCAAGGTCGTTCATGTCTACGATTTCCTGCCCTAAATATTCTTTATTTAGAGTAACCTCAAAAACCATAACTCCGTTACTGTCTAAAAAATGGCTGTAAGAATTTGTTATAGTTCCGATTTGACCGTTAAAAGCCTGTCTGTGTTCAAAATTGCTTCTAATCATAACTTTAGTATTTACAGCTAATTTTGTTGTGTCGGCTATTTTTGTTAATGGTGTACTCATAGTGATTCTCCTTTGCTATGTGTAAACTCTACCACTTTAAAACGTAAACCGCAAGCATTAATTTAGTAAATAACGTAACGTAACTTTACAAAAAAGACTGTTTACATTTACAAATTTATATGCTATTGTTTACATACGAGTAAATTTTTACTTGTACGTTATTTGACAATTTAGCAAAAAGGAAAAGTTATGACTAAGAAAAGTAATGACTGGTATCTAGCACTTGTTTTTATTAGTTCGGGCAATGCCCATGCTGTAAGGCAAGGAAAAGTAACGGCAGTTGTTGATGTTCTTAAAGAGGTTCAAAGTAGCTTTGGAACTTACTGGAACTTAGACAACAAATGGATAGACGTTAATTTATATGATGCTTCTAAACATGAAAACTTTACTTGGACGCAATCAGGAGTTTGGGGTTACGAAACTGACATCAATAAAAAAGAATGCCTTTTCGATGCAGGGTTAAGATTACCAAACTTAGAAGTTCAGCTTCCTAAGTTAAGAAAAAATGGCTCAGTATGGGGGCGTTCATATACTGATAAACTTGTTAAGGCTGTTCATAAAGCATACATCGCAGCAGACGAAAAACAGAGTGAATCTAAGAAAGGAAAAAGAGTTGACGCTCTAGCCGCAATGCTAAGATATTAAAAATAGTTAGCCCCTTCGGGGGCTATCTGTTATTCTATGCGTTATGGAATTAATTAAAGTAGAAATAGAAGTATCTGGACAGCCAAGAGGCAAGGGTAGACCGCGATTCACTCGCAATGGTCATACCTATACTGATGCAAAGACCAAAGAGTACGAGAAGCGTATTCATGCGGCTGCTTGGCAAAAGATGAGAGAGCTAAAGCTCAAGCCTATCGGCAAGTTTTGCCATCTGGAGGTTATCGCCTTTATGGAGATCCCCAAGTCATGGTCGAAGGTCAAGCAGCTAGAGGCCGAGTTTGGTGCAATCAAACCAATAACAAAACCAGATTTAGATAATATTATAAAAGCAGCAAAAGATGGGATTTCGGGTTTAGATGGCATTATCCTCGATGATAAACAGGTAACGAGCATCAACGCTAAAAAGGTTTATTGCAATCCAGAGCGAGGGGCAGTCCTTTATATCTGCGTATCTTGGACGGAGTAAGACCAATCAGCCCCATATAACTCGCGCCACTTTTTTTTATTGTCGTGTATTGCAACGGCCTTTGATTTATCCCAGAGTGCTTGATGATGTCCATCACACAAGGGTATGGCTTCGAGGTCGCTTGATTTTCGTGTGCCATACCTGTCGTGAATCGGATGATGGGCTGTTGTCGGTGATTGCTGAACCTCTCCGAACTTCTGACAAACGCAACAAGGCATCGCTCGGATCTTATCCAGATATTTAGCGTTCTTTTTAGTCTTAGGCTTTTTCAGTCCTGTTGGTGGTTTATTTGATAGATTGTTCAACTGGATCGTATCCTATCGCCTCAGTCAATTTTTGCATGGCAAGTTCAAAGTATTGGTTAAACTCTTGTTGGCTCATATCATCAAACGAAATACTGTCCATCACTCGCATATGAGCGCTTGCTAGTGAGTTCCATCGCATTTTGACATAACCACAAGCCCATTTCAATTCGCTATGTAGGTGATGCTCTGAAGGCCATTTCTGGGTGGTTTTGCATACATCTCGAAGCACTCCCCAATATAAATTGTGATGAGGGTTCGATCTTTTGCCTGTTGAGGTAAGATTAAAGAAGCTGCCTTCTTTGAAATCTTCCATTCTTTGAGCATCATATTTAGTGATGGGCAACAACTGCCCACCCTTAAATTCAACTTGTATCTTAGACATTATTGAAACTCGTTCCCATCAAAATAACTTACTTTACGGTTTCGAGTCTGGAAGAAACCATCGTACTGAGGGAACTCATCCATAAACTTTCGGGCGTAATGACTAATCCATCCGTCGTTTAGTTTGTATTCGGCTGCAACTTCTCCAATAGCTGTATCCCATCTCATCCGATGAAATACTGCTTTAGCTGAAAAGTATTTGCGATGCGGCGTGACTTCCATCGTATACTTAACAAAGCCCTCCCAGATATGAGGATTTTCTTTGTCGTATTGTTCAAAGTTTTCTGTTGTAAATTCTCCGTTAGCTTTCATTTTTGCTCTCCTTACAAATTAAAAGGAATTTCATCATCAAAGTCTTGATGAGATGTGTTATCTGATTGATTCTGTTTTACTTCACTATTACTAATAGTTTCCATTGTATTGCGATCATTCCAGAATTTTATATGGCTTGCTCGAATATTATGAAATGTTCTATCTCCTTTCTCCTCGATACTTAGAGATCCTTGAACTACGACTTTCGTTCCCTTCTGTAAGTATTGTGCTATGTTGGTTTGATACGAGATACAACTAAACCATGTTGTTTTTTGATTGTCTCTTGAGCCTTCTGTAACCGCGACAGAAAAGGTAATAAACTCCCCTTTCTGGTTCGATTGAACTTCAGCGCTTTT